ATCCTGGACTCTGGGTTTGAATACCATCCGCTGGCGGTGAGCGGTGTCGATGGCCAGCACCTTGAGACTCGGCGGTTCCAGGTCGAGGAAATCTGCCGGGCGTTCGACGTGTTTCCGATCATGATCGGCCATGCTGACAAGACGGCGACATTCGCCAGTTCCGAGGCGTTCTTCGCCGCGCACCTGATCCACACGCTGGGGCCGTGGCATGAGCTGTGGCGCGAGCGGCTGGACGAGTTTGCGCTCGACGGAGATGGTCCGCTTTATGCGGACTTCGATACACGCCGGATGCGCGGCGGTTCGATGCGCGACCGCGCCCAATGGGCGCGCACCATGGCCGAGATGGGCATCTATACGCGCAACGAGCTGCGAGACGAGGAAGGGCGGGATCCGCTGCCGGGGCTCGATGAGCCGCTGACCCCGCTGAACATGGCCGGCCAGACCCCGGGCGACAATGGAGGCACCAATGACCAGACCGTTTGAGCGCAAGGACGCGCCGCGCCAGTCCACGATCTCGGTTGCGTTCGAGGTCCGCGCCGTATCGGAAAGCGGGGCGATCGAGGGCTACGGCAGCGTGTTTGGCGTCAAGGACGCCTATGACGACATCGTGGCGCCGGGTGCCTTTGTCGCCTCGCTGGCAGAGCATCGCGCTGCGGGTACCATGCCGGCGATGCTGTGGCAGCACGATCCGTCGGAGCCGATCGGTGTCTGGACCGAGATGGTCGAAGACGGCAAGGGCCTGCGGGTGAAGGGCCAGCTGGTGCTTGAGACCGAGCGCGGTAAAGCGGCCCATGTGCTGTTGATGAAGGGGGCGCTGCGGGGGCTGTCGATCGGGTTCCGGTCGCGGCAGTGGACCTATGACGCGGACAGCGACATCCGGACCCTGACCGATATCGACCTGTGGGAAGTGTCCCTTGTGACCTTCCCTGCCAATTCCAAGGCGACCGTCGAAAGCGTGAAGCGCGTGATCGACCAGATTGTCGCCCCGAAGGATGCCGAGAAGGCCTTGCGAGAGGCAGGGTTTTCGAAAGCCGATGCGACGGCCCTGGTGTCGCGCATCATGCGGATGGGTGAGGAGCGGCGCGAGGCCGCACAATCGACCGCCGAAGCGACCAAGGCAGCCGAGCGGCTGCTGTCAACTCTCACCTTGAGGACGTGAACATGAAGCATGTGACCAACATCACGGGCCGTCCGGCCTTGATGGCGATGGCGGGGGTGCATTTTGCAGCCTTCCGCGCCCGCCTCGCCGCCAATGGCGCCTATGAAATCCGCGAAGCGCCGTCCGATATGAGCAAGCTCGCCGAAACTATCGGCAAGATCGGCACCGCCTTCGAGGAGTACAAGAAGGCAAACGACCAGCGGCTGGAAGAGATCGCCAAGAAGGGCGCCGCCGATCCCACAACCACGGCCAAGCTGGAAAAGCTGGACAAGGAACTGGATGGCCTCGGCGATCTGAAGCGCCGGCTGGAAACCGTCGAGACCCGTTCGTCCCGCCCTGGTGCCGGCGGCGGCGGCGCTGGCGAGATGACCATCAAGGAAGCAGAAGACTACAAGAACGACTTCCTGCACTGGATGCGCTCGCCGCGCGACTCGGAACGCCAACAGCGGATGCAGAACTCCCGCGTCGCGCTGGAGACCCGTGCTCAGGCCATCCATCTGGAACGTCGCGCAACGCAGGTCGTGACCTCGACCGGTTCCGCGGGCGGATTCGCCCTGCCTGAACAGATCGAGCAGGCAGTGGCGCGGCTGACGGTGGATCTCTCGCCGATCCGGCAGATTGCCACGGTTCGGCAGGTTTCTACCCCTGACTACAAGGAACTTTTTGACGTGGGTGGCGCAGCGTTCGAGTGGTTGGGGGAAGGCGCGACCCGCAACCAGACGAATACGCCCGACCTTGCCGAGGTCGCGCCGACCTTCGGCGTGGCATCGGCGCGGCCGCGCGCCAGCGAGGAATCGCTGGACGACCTGTTCTTCGATGTGGAGTCCTGGCTGCAGACCTCGGTTGCCGAAACGCTTGCGGCGGGCGAGGGCGCGGCCTTCGTTTCGGGGAACGGCACCAACAAGCCGACCGGATTTCTGGCTGGTCCGACCCCGGTATCGACTGCCGATGCCAGCCGCGCGTTCGGCACGCTGCAGTACATTGCTGGGGGCCAGGCCTCGGCCATGCCGACCTCGGCGGATGTGTTCATCACCATGGTGTACAGCATGCGCGCGCGGTACCGCCAGAACGCCCGCTGGGTCGGCCAGAAGGCCGTGATGGCGGAACTGCGCAAGTACAAGGACACCACGAACCAGTATCTCTGGCAGCCTTCGCTTTCGGCATCCCAGCCCGAGATGTTCATGGGCTATCCGCTCACCGAGGCGGAGGACATGCCTGCCGTTGCCGCCAACGCCTTCCCACTGGCCTTCGGCGACTTCAAGGAGGGCTACCTGGTCGTCGATCGCGTCGGCACTCGCGTCACGCGGGACGAAATCACGCTGCCGGGCTTTGTCCAGTGGTACGTGCGGCGTCGTGTCGGCGGAAAGCTGCGCAACACCCAGGCGATCAAACTTCTGAAGATCGCGACCACCTGATCCGGACCGGATCGGCAAATCCAGAAGGGGCGGGTTTTCCCGCCCCTTTCGATGTGCCGACCCGCCAATAGGAGGAACCCATGGCGAAGCTCACGAAGGACCTGTTCGGGGTGGTCTCGGGCGATGTGTACCCCAAGACCATTCCTGCAGGCGAGGAATGCCCGCCGGAACTGGAGGAGGCGGCCCTTGCCGAAGGGGCGCTTGAGATCGCGGAAGCGGGCCAGACGACGCCTGCCGTGTCGAAGGCCGCGCCGGAAACCAAGGTCGGGACGCCGCCGGAAAACAAGGGGCAGTAGGCACGCATGACCCCGCCCGTTCGGACAGTGCGCGCGGCCGTCACGCCGGTCAGCCTGTCGGAGGCGAAAGCCCATCTGCAGGTCTTTCACAACGCCGATGACGAGTTGATCGCCGAGTACATCCAGGCTGCGACCAGTCACCTGGATGGATGGAACGGCGTGCTGGGCCGGTGTCTGGTAACCCAGACCTGGCAACAGGATCTGGATGCGTTCCCTGTTGGTGAGATCGTCCTGCCGTTTCCTGACGTGTCCGGCGTGACGGTGGAGTACAGGGATACAGCCAACGCCACTCAGACCGTCGCCGAAGCCAGCTTTTACCTGGTGCAGGGGCACGGGACTACGCGCATCGTCCCGGCGGATGGCTTTGCGTGGCCGGAAACAGCCGTGCGGCCTGATGCCGTCAGCGTCACCATGGTCTGCGGCTATGGAGATCCTGAAGATGTGCCTTCTGCGATCCGCGCTGCAATAAAGCTGCACGTTGGCGTGTTGTTCACAGGGCGGGCAGATGGTGCGATTCCGCCGGTTCATGGCGACATGATCGCGCCCCATCGTGTGACGGGGGCGGGATGATCGACCCCGGCCGGATTCGAGAGCCAATCACCATCGAGCGGCGGACGCGCGAGTCCGATCTGGCCGGCGGGTTTACCGAGACCTGGGCTACGCTGGCGACCTGCCGCGCCGGCGTGAAATCGAGGCCTGGTGGCGAACAGTTGGAAGACGGTCGAATGAATGCCCGCGGCATGAACGCCTTTACGATCTACCGGGAGGCCGCTCCGGACGTGGCGGAAAATGACCGGATTCTGTGGAACGGCGAAACCTGGAACATCCGGCAGGTGCATCGGTCCGGTTCGGGTGTGCTGACGGTGCAGCTGGACGCGGAGCGGGGGGTGAACGGTGGCTGAACTGGTCAGCATCGAGGGGATGGACGGTGTGCGCCGTGCTTTGGCGCTGATGGGGGCCTCGGGAAGGAAGCACTCGCGCAAGATGGTGCGCGGTGTTGCCGATGCAATTGTGGAAGAGGCAAAGCCCCTGATCCCGGTACGCGAGGGTGTCCTGGCGAAATCGGTCGTTGCGCGCAGCGAGCGGGATCAGGGTGGCATTTCGTTCGCGGCTGTGAAGGTCAAGGAAGACGCCTATTATTGGCGGTTCCTTGAATACGGCAGTGGGCCGGACGGGATTGAGCACGGGTTCTTCATGCGCGCCCGCGTCAAGGTGCTGGCCGATGTCGATCGCGTGGTGATGGCCTCGTTCATGGCGGCCATCGCTGGCGACATGCGGCGCGCGGCGGGGCGGTAATATGGGTCCCGAAGAGGCGCTGGCATCCGCCCTGTTTGATGCCGTGGGCGGGACCGGGTTGACCTGCTATCAGGTGGTGCCGCAGGCGCGGGATGGTGGGGCCGCGGCCGAGTTTCCGTATGTCCGGATCGGCCGCATGGTGCTGACGGAATGGGACACCAAGACCGAAACCGGGTTTGACTTTGCCGTGCGCTTGCACAGCCGGTGGCGCGGCGGATCGCGAACCTTGGGCCAGCAGATGCAGGCCACGCTTTTTGCGGCGATCCACCTGCAGCCGCTGTCAATCGACAATGGGACGCTCCTGGAGATCAGGCGCGAATCCTCTGAAATCATCGACCTTGCCGATGGCGAGTTCGATGGGGTCTGCGAATACCGCGGCCAATTTGAACTGACCCCCTAACAGAAGGATCACAGCCATGGCTACGAAGGCGGCAGGTCGCAAACTGCTGGTGAAGAAGAATGCCGTTGTCATCGCCGGCGTGCGGGAGACGGAATACGGAGTGGATATCGAGGGAATCGATGTCACCGACAACGATTCCGGCCTGTGGGAGGAATACCTGCCCGGCGAGGAATCCAAGAAGTCCTGGAAGATGTCTGTAAAGGGCGTTGCCAAGGACGAGGCGCTGCGCGCCGCCGGCTTTTCCACCGTCGCCGGCGGTTGCATGTTGACCGACATCACCATCACCGACCCCACGCAGGGTGCATCGGGCGATGTGGTGTCGGGCAATGTGCTGCTGACGTCCTACAAGGCGACGGGGGGCTACAGGGGCGCCATCGAGTTTGAGGCGACCATGATCGGGTCCGGAGCGCCGACCCTGGCATGAGCGACATCATCTTCGAGTTTCGCGGGCAAACATATCGACTGCCCGAGTCGATGGCGTTCGAGGCGTGCGAAGCCATCGAAGAAGTTGCTTTCCTGGGCGAGATGGTCGGCTGGCTTACCCGGCCCAAGTTCGCCAAGCTGGGGCGCTGTACTGCCATCCTGCTGCGCATGGCAGGCGCCGACGTCACCGACAAGGAAGTCAAGGGCGAGCTGATCGCGGCCTATCGCGACATGCGCCACAAAGCCGTGTTCGGGGCTGTCACGGCGCTGCACGCCGTGCTGTTCGACGGTGTGCCCGAGTCCGTGAAGGGCGAAGTGGAGGCGCCGGCCGGCAAGGCCGCCGCGGGAAAACCGAACATGGATTCGCTCGAACCGCCTTCGTGATCGCAGTGCGACGGATGGGGTTAGCCCCGTCCGAGTTTCGCCGTCTGAAACCACGCCAGTTCTGGTGGCTGATGGATGATCTGATGGCGGAACAGCGCGCTTTGCGTGGCGAATCCGCGCCGCTGCTGGCTGAAGAGAAGGACGAACTGATGGACCTGATGCGGGCGCATGGAGCGGATATCTGATGGCCAACGGCGAACAGATCGTCTTCAGGATCGGGTCCGATGTTGTTGGTCTGACCACTGGTGCGCAAAAGGGCCTCGCCTCGCTCGCCTCGATGGAGAAGCAGGCGAAGTCGCTGGAAAAGCAGATCGCGCAGATCGGCGCGGCAGGCGTGGCCTTCCAGCGGCAGGTCAACGAGTGGGTTGGCGTCACCGACAAGCTGGCCGGGTCGGCGCGGAAGAGCGCAAGTGCCTTTGAGGAGTTTGAGCGGGCGGGCGCCGCAGTGGATGATCTGCGCGCATCCCTCGACCCGGCTTATGCGGCAACCCTGCGGATGCAGCAGGCGGCGCTGAAGCTGGATAGCGCGCTGGAGATGGGGGTCATCAGCGCCAAGGATCATGCCAATGTCATGACGCTGCTGAAGAACCGTCTCGGCGACGTGGATGGCGCATCCTCACAGGCGGCGGGCGGTAGCCGAATGCTGATGATGCAGCTGTCGCAGGTGGGACAACAGGCGATGGCGACTGGGAACATCGCCCAGGCACTGGCCATCCAGCTGCCGGATATTGGGCTCGCCTTTGGTGCGGTGGGCGCGGCGGCAGGCCTGGTGGCGGGCATTGCACTACCCATGGCGATGGCGGCATTTGCAGATACCGGACAGGCAGCGGAGGCTGCGGCTGAGGCCGCTCAGAAGTCGATCGGCGACATGCAGGCGGCGGTCAGCGCATACACGGCCGCCACGCGTGAAGCCGGGCAGGGTGCGGTTGAGCTGAGTGCAAAGTACGGTTTAGCCTCCGCTGCCGCAAAGGAAATGCTGGATGCACTTGCCGATGTGGAGCGCGTCAAGGCCATCGGGTCGGTTAACGATGAGGTCGAACGCTTGGTCGGAAGCCTGTTGGAGGTGCAGTACTTCCAAGCGGCAGGGGGGCTTGGCGAAGGGCAGGATTTCGTTCTCGCGGACACCTTCCGCCTTGCGGCGGATGAGGCGCATCGGTTGGAGGTTGCCCTTGTCAACCTAAAGTTCGCCAAGGGCCTGGAAGACCAGGCGCGCGCGGCGGCAGAGGTCAAGGCGGCGTTGGACGCCGCCTATTCTTCGGTCGATGCCATGCCGCCCGCGCTCGCCAGTGCCTACGAATCCATCGCGAACATTGCTCTGGCGGCGGGTGAGGTTGAGACCAACGTGCGTGAGTTGCCGTCTGCACTCAGCGCGGCGACAAACGCGGCCTCGTCGCTGCAGGGCGTGGTGTCTTCCTTGAGCGGCACGCTTTCGAGCGCCGCTGCAAATGCGTGGGACTTGGCGCGGGGGATGTGGGATGCGGCCAGCGCCAAGGCGGCGGCCGGAACGCCACAGCAACAGATCGACCGAGCCAACATGGTCTACGGCCGCGTCGGCTCGCGGAGTGACCCAAGGGCGTTTTCCACACCCGGAGCTGGGGAGTTTGTGCCGCTTGCTGGCGGGCGGGGTGGTGGCAAAGGCGGTGGCGGCGCCGGACTCGCGGCCGATCTCAAGTCGCTGCAGGATGAACTGCGGTCGAAAGAACAGATCGAGATCGACAGTTTTACCCGTCGGCAGGAAACTCTGCGGCTCGCGCTGCAACAGCAGCTGGTCACACAGCAGGAATATGCCGTGCTGATGCAGGCGGCACAAATGAAGCATGCCGAGGCGATGAGCCAGATCGACGTTTACCGTTATGGGACCGGCATGGACAAGGCGGGCCAGTTCTTCGGCGACATGGAAGCCGCCGCGCAGGCGGGTGGAGGACGGATGCTGGCCATCGCGAAATCCTTTGGGGCCGCGCAGGCCCTCGTGGCGGCGTACCAGGCTGCAACCATGGCGCTCGCGACCCCGGGCATCACTCCGCTTGGTCAACTGGCGGCCTATGCCAAGATCCTTGGTGCTGGACTTGGCGCAGTGTCAGCGATCAAGGGGGTTACGGCAGGGGGCGGCACAAGCGGTGGGCGGGGTGGCGGATCTGTATCGACTCTTGGTGGCGGGGCCAGTGTGACGGCGCCGCAGTATAGCGCCAATGTGACGCTGGTGGGCGAGAGCTTCGGCGGGGACCGGGTGGCGCAGGTCTTCCGCGACCTGAACGAAGGCCTGGGCCGTGGCTTCCAGATCAACCTGAGCCGAGCATGATCGTCATCGAATCCGGTATCACCGGTCTGGTCTATCCGCTGTCCAACCCGCGCTTTGCCGGCACGGGCTATGGCGGGTCGGTGGCCGTGTCCAGCCAGGCGACAGGGTATGAGGGCGTCAACGCCCTGTCCTTCGCGACCTATACTGCCTGGCGGCCCACGGCCCTGCCGGCCTGGTGGGCGCTGTTCTTCACGTCGGCGACCGTCAGCTATCTCGGGATTGCAGCGCATGACCTGGGCTCCCAGGGCTGCACGGTGGAGGCTCAGTGGTGGGATGGGTCCGCATGGGTTGCGGTTGCCAGCCACACCCCCACAGACGACAGCCCGATCCTGTTCCTGCTGTCGCGGCGGGTCGGTCAGGCCAGCTTCCGGCTGTACGTCTATGGCGGCTCCGTGCCGACGATCGGCGTGATCTGGGTTGGCGATGTGACCGAGTTTCCGGGCAAAGCCTTGTTTAGGGACAGCCTGCCCTTCAACGAGGCGGCGGAGTCCCAGTTTGCCACCAACATCTCCGATGGCGGGCACATTCTCGGCCGCTATGAGACGCGCCGGCAGTCGTCGATCAGCATGACGGTCGATCATATCCCGGAAACCTGGATGGCGGCAAACTATGCCAACCTCTCAGGGTGGCTGCGCTATGGCCCGGTGTTCCTGGCCGACCGCCCGCAGGATTATCCCAAGTCGCTGGTTTTCGGGGAAACGCAGGCGCCGCTGCGGGCCAATCGCGCCGGCCGTGTGCTGGGCGCCGCGCGGTCACTGACCATCGAGCTCAAGGGGTATGACCCCGTATGACGACCCTGCAACCTATCACGGTGGTCGAGCTGCGCCAGCCGCGCTGCAGCCTGAGGTTCGGGCAGTACCCTTGTGTCGCGGCCATCGCGACCAACACCACCCGCACGAACCTGGCGCTGTATTCCGAGCAGTTCGACAACGCAGCCTGGGTGCCGATAGGGTCTGTCGTGGTGGCCAATGCCGTCGCAGGGCCGGATGGCGCGGTGGTGGCTGACCTGTTCCGCGAAAACAGCAGCACGAGCGGGCACTCCCTGTCGCAGCTGATCGGCACCGTCGCAGGCAACCAGTACACGTTTTCCGTCATGGCGAAGCGCGGGCCGGGAACGCGGCAACTGACGCTGAACGCTACGGCCACAGCGTTCGGCACGGGCCAGCGGGTCCGGTTTGACAACACCGGGGCAATCATCGAACAGATCGGCGGCGCCACGGGCGCAGCCCTCGATCTGGGCGATGGCTGGTTCCTGCTGTCCATGACCACCATCACAGCGACGGGAACCGGCAGCGCGTTCGGGTTCTGGTTGTCCAACGGAGCGGCCTCGACGCCGTCCTACCTGGGTGACGGCGCGTCGGGCTGGTATCTGTTCGGCGCTCAGCTGGAGGCGGGCACGCCCGTATCGACCTACAAGCCGACGACCAGTGCCGCGGTCACGGCCTATTGGGGCAACGCGCGTGGCTATTGCCACAACACGTTTCCGACCTGCCCGAACTCGGTCACCCGCGCGCGCATGAACCTGAACGGGTCGATCCGCTGGCGGTTCATGGAGCCGATTGGCGGGGTCCGCTTCGACGGGGATTTTGCGGATTCGAACTATCCGGCAACCCCTGCCATTCCGGTGGCGAAGCTGTCGGTGCGCACCTCGCCAGCCAGCATGAACCCGGGCGCGCTGACCGAGGGCAAGTCGCCGTTCGGCGTGACGGGCAGTGTGACCGTCAGCATGGCCGATTTCGTGTGGGATGACACCTGGGGCGATTTCTATCCCGCCTTTCGGGGAAGCCTTCCCACGCGGACGTTCTGGACGACGTGGCTCGCGCGCAACCTGCTGCCGCCGCCGAATTTGGAGCTGGTGATCTACGACGGCTATGTGGGCGAGGCCCTGTCGGCCATGCGGCAGCGGGTCTACCTGGTGGACGGGATCGAAGGCCCGTCCGGCGGCATGGTCACAATCAAAGGCAGCGATCCGTTGCGCAAAGCGCGCGGCAAGACGGCGCAGTTTCCGCCGGCGGAAGCGGCGCAGCTGGTGGGCGCGATAAGTTCCAGCGACACCGCCATCACGATTTCGGCCTGGAGCGAGAGCTTCATATCGGCCACGCACGGCCTGACCGGCCGCCGGGGAATCCACATCGGAAGCGAGATCATCGAGTACACGGGCTACAGCGCGCTTGGCGGCGGGCTGTACTCTCTCAGCGGGGTGTCGCGAGCCGTCGGTGGCACCGTGGCTGCGGCGGCGTCCGACGGCGCCAAGGTGACCCGTTGCGGCCATTTCGAGGGGCAGGTGCTGGCCACGATCGCCAAGTACCTGCTGACCGATTACACGCCCATTCCGGACAGCTACATTGACGTGTCGGGATGGGCCAGCGAAACGGCGGCCTGGCTGTCTATTGGCGCGGTGTCGGATGTGTGGATCCCTGAAGCGACCGCGGTCGAAGAGCTTCTGGGCGAGCTGTGCCAGCAGGGCAGCTTCATGATTTTCTGGGACGAATGGGCGAGCCTGGTGCGGTTGAAGGCCGTGGCGCCGCCGACCGCGGCAGTGCTGCACCTGACCGACGACAATGCCATCCTGGCCGACAGTGCCGAGCTGACGCAGGACCCTGATGCCCGGCTGACGCGGGCGGTGGTCTATTACAACCCGGCGTCCTGGATCGACATCACGAAGGCGGGATGCCGGTCTTTCGCGATGACCGTCTATGGCGACATCGAGCAATACAAGGCCGGAAACGAGGTGCGGGCGCGCGAGATCGTCGGGCGGTGGGTGGCCTCCTATGCCCAGGCCGTGAAGATCATCACCCGGACGCTGGCGCGCGCGCTGGTCGCGCCGCGGCAACTGACGCTAACCCTCGATGCCAAGGACCGAACGGTGGCCGTTGTGGGGCAGGTGGTCGACGTCACGACGCGGGCCTTTACCGATGTGGATGGCCGGCCGCTGATGGCGCGGTGGCTGGTGATCAGCTCCAGCCCGCGCAAGTCCGGGCAAAGCTATGACGTGGTGCTGCAGGACTTCGGCATCGGCGCGCCGCGATATCTGAAAATCATGTCGCCTCTGGCGACCCCAACCTATGGCGCCGCAACGGAAACCGAACGCGCCTTTGGCGGCTACATCTCGCAACCCAATGGAACCATGTCGGACGGTTCCGAAGGATACAGGATTTCCTGATGGCCTCTTTCGTTGACATCCCCGATTCCGCGGTTGCAGCGGATGCCTTTGCCTCGTCCGATCTGTTCAGCGCCCTGCGCGACAACACGCTCAAAGCCGTCTGGCACCCTTACAACAAGGCGCGCATCGGCGATTCCGGAACCGGGCTCATCTATGATTTCGGCGTGTCCGGTGCCGTCGCCAATGTGGTCACGGCCGATTTCGAGGACGGGTATGAGTACATGATCGTGTACAACGACCTGTCGCACAATTCGGGGGCTAGCCCTGTGAACCTGCAGGTCGAATTGTATCGCGAGACCTCTGCCGCCTACAGCGTGGCCAAGCAGATTGCGAACACCACGAACAACACGACGCTGATTTCCGGGCATCTGCATTTGCCCTGGGTCCGCAGCGCGCGCACCGTTCAGCCCGGCCTCTCGATGTCGAGCCCCGGCAGTTACACTGCCGATGCCGCCGTGGGCTTCGACATGGTGTCGGCGCAGAAAGCCCTTCGGGCGCGAGTGTCGTTCAGCGCCGGCAACATCGACGCCGGCAAGCTCTACCTCTATCGCCGCGGCTTCTTCGCGGCTGGCTGATCTCAGGAGCATCCATGGTCTCGACGGTCCCGATCACGGGCAGCATCGTGCTGCCCGATGGTTCTGCCTTTGACGGCGGCACGCTCTATTTCACGCTGTCGGGTCCCGACACGGAAGACGATGTGGCCGTAGCCGGCGAATATGTCACGGGGCTGACCGGCACCGATATCCCTGCCGGGTTCGAGGTCTGGCGCAACAGCGCCGGGTCGCGCGGGACCAGCTATCAGATCAAGGTGCTGGCGCGGGTCACGCTGGCCAATGGCCAGATCGTGCGGCGGCCCTATGTGATCGGCTATGGCTTCGTCGGCGATGCTGAGACCTATACCATCGCGGACGTGCTGGCCGGGTATGGCAGCTATACCCCGGCCTCGGGCCGGGATGCCCTGGTGCAGCGGATCGCGGAGGGTTGGGTGCCGCCGGCCAACCAGGTCGTCTTCGGCGGCGAGCTGGCCTATATCGGCGTGACCGGATCGACCTGGATTCCCGATGCGCCGGGGCTGGAGCCGGCGGGTGCGGTGCGGCCCGAACACTGGAAGGACAATACGACGCCCGGCGTGACGCCGATGGTCGTGGATGCGATCAACCCGGCCATGGCCTATGCGGGCGCCAAGGGCATCGGCGAAGTGCTGTGGTATCGTACCTATTTCCTGGAAGATTCGATCGTGTGTTCGGCCGGGACGTTCCTTCGTGGCGACAGCCGCGAAGACGCCAAGGGCATCCGGACCGGTGATTACGGCTCTTCCTTCATCGCAAACGGCGTGATCGGCGGCATTGAAAACATCTGGATCGTGCACGGGATCTACACCGCGCAGCTGAATCCGGCGGTCGTCACCGCGCTGGACAACCGGTTGACCGACGGCACGGCGCATATCGACCTGACGAATTGCAGCCGGTTCACCATCCGCAATTGCCGCCTGCACCGGATGCCTTATTGCATCAAGCTGGACAACTGCCGAAACGTCACCATCGAGGACACCGAGACCGCCGGGACCTGGCACCCGACGATCGGGGACTTGCAGGAAACCGTGGCCGCAGTCTGGGCAGGTAGCGCTGAGACGAACTACAACCAGATCCTGCGCGTCATCAACAACCGCCATGTCGGTTCGGTCGGGCCGCAGGTGGACACCGATTACAGCGACGGGGTCTCGACCAAGACCCGCGCGGCCGAGGAGGGCAACTTCGGGCCGAAGCACCAGTGGCTGATCAACAACATCGAAATGATGACCGCGCACGGTAACTACCTGAACCGGGCATCCTCCAGCCTGGTCAAGGTGGAACTGACGCAGGCATGGCCGTGCTATGCGCTGACCTGGGCGTTCAATATCTTCGATGCCGGCTCGTCGGATGTCGATGATGGCGACAACGCGCAGGTGGCGATTACGGATCGGGTCGAGAACCGGCAGGTCCGGCAGATCAACATCAGCGCCAACCAGTTCATCCTGGGCTCCAAGGCGGTGCACGGCCTGCTGATCACCGGGCGCGACGAAGACGCGACCGAGCCGGTGGCCTATGGCGTGAACGTCACCGGCAACCATTTCCTGGGCGGCATCGGTTGCCCGGTCCGGCTGGAAGGCATCGTGGGCTTCACGGTGACCGGGAACACGATCAACGGTTACAACTGGCTCGACTTCGGCGACGGCGCGCCCTACGGCACCGGGGTCGGCGAATACGAATACAACCCGCTTTACGCCGCCGGCATCTTCATCGGCCAGTATTGCGGCACCGGAGTGATCACCGGAAACACCATCGGCGGCGGCTCGACCAACTTCGCCAATGCCGCGGCCAAGGGCTTCTGGGGCATCTACCTGGAAAACCCGGACGACGAGACGATCGTAATCGGCTCCAACGTCTATGGCTACCTGAACGACTACGGGGTGCATTGCAACACCACCTTCAACCGCATGATATCGACGGCCAACGGCTG